ATGGTCTCATATAAAAAAACTTATCGTAAGAAAGTTCGTAAGTCTACTAAGAAGACTTATACTAGGCGCAAACCTAGTACCACCGCCGTCAAGCGTATCGTTAAGAACGCAATTGCCAGAACCATCGAGAATAAGACTACACAGGCTTACAATCTCGGTCAGAGTATCCGCTCTGTTATTCATGGTTCTTTTCCTTCTCAGATTCTTCAAGTTTCTCCTGGTGTTGCGTTACTACCAATAACCCAAGGAGTAGGCCAAGGCCAAAGAATCGGTAACGTGATCAACCTTAAAAAGTTGACTCTAAGAGGTACTATAGTTCCCCAATCCTATAGTCTCACGGTTTTACCTGTACCAACACCTTGTCAGGTAACTATGTATGTATTTGCAGACAAGCTTGTCGCTCCAAATGCTATCTTGAGCACGCCGACTGATTTTTATCAGGACGGCAACACTACTCGTGGTTTTTCCAACGATCTCGTCGATGCGTGGGCTCAAGTTAATACCGATCGCTATCGTGTATTCTATAAGCGTACCTTTAAGGTCGGTTTTTCAAGTTATGACGGCACTGGTTCAGTACCTGCCGCTATGTATTATGCTAATAATGACTTTAAGTTGAATGTTAACTTTTCTGTTAACTTATTGCCTTACGCAATTAAGAGAGTCAAGTACCCGGATAATTCAGGTGATCCCAATGTCCGGAGTCTTTACGTTATGTTTGTACCTTCTCGTGCAGATGGAGGTGCTTATGGCTCTTCAGAGACTGCAGCTGGAGTTCAATGGTCTATAGACTGTGATTACGAAGATGCTTAAATATCCAATTGGATATTTAGTTATATACCTGGCATTGTTCAATGACATCTTCCAGGCCGCCGTGCGACCTTAGTATGGAGATTATATACAATCTCCAAAAGGATCAAAACAACTCCTCAGAGGTGGATCGTAACAAGATGGCTTAAAAGTCCATTTTGTTTTTAAAGACGGAAGCTTACTATTATTACCTTCCGTCACTTCTGCCGTTTCGGGATTTTTGTCAAAAAATTTGATTATATCAAGTCTCCGAACCAGAGCTTCCTTAGAACGCTCGTCGGCATTACCATACCATTCATATGGACTCGTATTTGAGGTAATTATAATGGTTTTAGCGGTAAGTAGTCTACTTCCGCCTTTGATACTCACCTGACATGAGTATCCATCTAGAATTCTTAGCAGGTGCGAAAGGGGTATATTCCCTCTGAATTCGTCCATTATGACAGTTTCCTCTCCGTCATAACCATCCCACCAAAAACCGCTGACTCCCTCGGAGACAATAAAGGCACTGGGAAATTCTTCAACAGCGCTACGTGTTTTACCGGTACCGGTATCACCCCAATAGACGCGTATTTCCTTTTTGTTATAACCTTCAGACTTCTTTTTATCTACTAAAAGTCTGTATCTCTGTAGTGCACTAGGATATCTAAAAGCTACAGAAGTATGATTTTCGAATAAATCAAGCTCGGACTCTCCAAGTTTAATGGCTTCCATGGCTTGCTCGAGGTCCATACGTTTACCCTGCTCGGTCATTTCACCTTCCTCAAGGAAATCGCCGTCCTTAGTGGCATAAATGTAATTATCTTTGGCACTACCTTTTGGAGGTAAACCGTCTTTATCACCCCAGTGAATACCAGGGCATTGTTGAATCAATACCGCCTTTTTCTTGCTGCTTTTAAACTCCATATATCCTTGTAGGTGTGGAGTTCCAGTAGTAGGCGCTATCTCAAAGCCGAATACGGTATATTTGGATTTAGCCTTATGCAATTTGGCCCAAATTTTATCCAGATCCCTCTCTCCTTCATTGGTGAGGGGATAATTGTTCCAACAGAACATCCATCTTCTAGCAGTAAGCTCGTTACTATTCATTTTAATAGTAAATCTCTTCTCTTAAATTTTTTTTCATTAAAAATTTTTATTGTGAGAGAAGTAGATACCTTCTACAATTTCTTTACGACACTTCTGTATTTGAAATTTTTATTTTTTTAAGAGAGAAAAATTTTCTTAAAAACAATATGGTCTCATATAAAAAAACTTATCGTAAGAAAGTTCGTAAGTCTACTAAGAAGACTTATACTAGGCGCAAACCTAGTACCACCGCCGTCAAGCGTATCGTTAAGAACGCAATTGCCAGAA